CTCATGCACGTACCGAGCGGTCCACGCTTCTTGCGCATTGTCATACGCCAGCGCTTGACCCTCGTTCTTCACGGGGGCGGCGCTAAAGCCGGACAGCTTGGTTTCCTCTTCAAACGAACGCTCAGAGGTTTCGGTTTCGAAAATCTCTTTGTGTTCTTCGCCGTAGCGTTTGTACTCCATGCCGAACAGCGCGTTAAGCCCTGGCAGGAGTTCTTTCAGTAGTTGGGCACGTGAAATAGCCATGACTTAACTCCTTTAGGCCGTAGCGAGGCCAGCGTAATACTCATGCTGACCAAAGTTGAGCTTAACCAACAGCTCGGGGTACTGGTTAAACACGAGCGTGGCGCTAGCAGCAAACGCCGCGGAGGGCGCTTGATTCAGCACAACGGTCGTAGCACCAGCATTTGCAGCGGTCGCAACAAACGAACCCGACGGGATGTACTGACCATTTGCAGCAATACTTCCCACATCGGTACCGACCGGCAGCGCGAAGGGCAGTGCCGAACAAGTAACCGTTGCAGTCGAAATGCTGCTAAAAGTTGCAGTACCCAGCGACACAGCAGTCTCCGGCACCACACCAATCACGCGGATCGGGAAGGTAGCGGTAGTCAGCGGGGTCGCGGTCGGCGCCAGGAGAGCATTGGCAGAATTGCCAGTGTTCGCGTTGCCGGTGTTGTTCAAACACTCAAGGTTCTGACCAATCATGGCACGAGCGCCAGAGGCAATCGTGGTACCAGACGAGCAGATGGCCGCTTGGAAGACCGTATCAGGATCATCGCAAACATACGCAACCGCATCACCAGCCGCCGTGGAAGCGGGCCAATACTGCGAGAATTGCTTCTGTTTGGTCGTGGGGTTAGTGTACGAACAACCCAAGAAGATACCGACCAGAGTACCAGCAGCGCCTGCGGTAACACCGATGCGCTCCAGATTGCCACGCACGAGAGCGACGAAATCGCCATAAAAGATGTCCGTAGCGTACGCGTAGGTGATGTTGTACATCCGCGTAGAGCCCGCGAACACCTGACCGCCAATCAAATTGATCGGCTTTAGCCCGTATGGGGCTGAGACAGTGGGGTAAGCCATTTAAGACTCCTAAATTATGAACCACGTCCGAACGTTACTTTGGACTTACGCTCAGCAAAGAGCGGCATCCGCGGATCGTTCTCGCGCATGAAGTTGTTGTCAACCGACCGCATCTGCGCTTCATTCTGGCCTTCAAAATGGGCAGTGCGTTCTTCGACCATTTCCTTGGGAGCCGCACACAGCATGAGTCCGCCAATCACGATGTTATCTTTGAACCGTTCATTCTCGATGTTCGACAGATAAACCTCGGGTTTGTCAGACGCTTTGACCGGCACCCAGCCTTCTCGCAACTTGAGAGAAACATTCATGGGGTCGTCTTGGCCGCGAGTCGATACACGAACCCAGTGATACTCATATCCAGGCTCGGGATTCACCGTGGGAAGTACATCCGGCATCGTCCAAGCACGCTTGCGCGACGCTTTTTCACGGGTATCAGCTTCACGATTGGTACGGTTCTCAGCCATTTTGTTTCCTCATGTCAATTGCAACCTGTTTGGCGTATTGTTCAGGCGTAAGCCCGAGTCTTCTAGCAATTTTGATTGCTGATTCCGTCAAAACCACCTTTTTCGGAGCAACACTACGTGTCGCAGGGGCTACAACGGACTGTCGGCGCGGCTTTTCAGCCGGTTGTGAATCCCCCTCATCAAACTTATCGGGGAATAATTGGCGCATGCGCGTATCAATACGCGAGTAGTACTCATCAGAAGAGGGATCGACCCCTTCTCTGACCAAACGCTGATGCAATCCAAGAGCCAGCGCGGTCATTTCATCATCAGCACCAAACCATGTATTCCGTTTTTGCCAAGAAACTAGCTTTGGATCATGGCGAGGGCTGTCTTGGACGACAGTTTCTTGTTTTACAGGAGTTTCTTGCTCCTGTAAAGGTGGTGGTTTGAGCGCCGCAACCCTTTCAGCTTGAGTTTTGGCCGTAATAAGCGCCTCTTGAGCCTCAACTAGCGCTTTAGAATCACCTGATTCATACGCTTGCTGGTATTTAGCCTTGGCCTGCTCCAAATTCATGGCAGTTCTGGCCTTGGCTTGCTCAATTAAAGCTGCTTGACTCTTGTCATGCTGCTCTTTGAGGCGTTTATTTTCCTCCGCAACCGTTTGCGCAAACCTTAGAGCCTCTTCTTTCTCACGCAAAGCAGACTCAGCCTTGCGTCTTTCGTCGTGATAGCCCTTGGTAAAGTGCTGAATACGTTTTCTAACCTTCTCAGAGTACTCAGCTAGCTCCTCTTCGCTGACTTCTTGCGGAGGTTCTGACGGTTTTCGACCACGATCTTGAAGTGGAGTGTCATCAACAACCTCCACTTCAACATCATCTTCAATTTCTGCTTCCGGTTTTTTGACTACTACCGGCTCTTCGCCAATAGTGACACTGTTACCTGGCTCAACTTCAATTTTGTTATCAAGTTTGTCAGGGTCCGGAAACTCAAATTCAACTTTTTGAATAGGCATATTAGTCCTTGTGCAAGGCGTTTAGCTTCGCCTGAAGCGTGCTGCATTTTGCTTGTAGGTGTGCAACGTATTGGGCTTGTTCGTCTTCGCGCGCACGAATAACCAAAATCAAATGCTCAATCTTGGCAGCAATTGATTTCAATTCGTTTTGTACTTGCGTTAGTTCGTACCACGCATACTCAGACGTAACCCCAAGAGTTACATGTTCATTGCTCATGCGCGAGTAACTCCTCGAGGATCAGGAACAACAGCTTCGATTGAATCATCGTTTAACAGCCGATACTCTTGGCCATGAACTTTGAATCGAGTTCCCGAGTTAGGACGAAACATTACAAAGTCGCCAATCTTGCACCACGGTCCGTTTGGGAAACGGTCGGGATCGCCGTATGCCTGCGGTCCCATATCCAATACCGCGCCCATCATTGACATCACTTGTTCTGCATGTTTCGTTTGATCTGCTTTGACAATTCCAGAATCAAACGTTTCTTCCACCATGGGAAGAGCAATCAGCAAGTGATAACCAACCGGCTTTGGTAATTGTGCTTCCAGCTCCTGATCAGTCAGGGTCATGTCCATCTGAATAGTCCATTTGTTGTTGCGCAAGGTCAGCTATTTCTCGATGTGCAGTCCCTAGACCTCGGATCAGGCCACACAGTTCGCGATACTCGGAATAATCCTTAGCGGAACCCGAGCAAAGTGAATCAGCAATCGCTTGTTGATGAGCGATGATTTTTTCCATTAGCACGTCATAGACGGTTTTAGCCACAGTTATCTCCTGGCTGCTTCGCCGGCAATCCGAACCGCTTCGAGTTGCAACCGGTTGTTGGCAATTTCAATATCCGCTTGATCTTTTGCCGCCTTACGCTGGACATCCGCTTGCTTAACCGCCAGCTCTTGTTGTTGCAGTTGGAAGAGCGGATCCTGAGCCTGCTGTTGAGCTTGTTGTTGAGCAACCTGCTGCTGATGAACTTGCGTAAGCTGTTTGCCAGCATCGGCCAACAGTCGAGATAGCTGAACTTCCATCTCTTCAGACATCTCTTCATTGGGCCGGGGCAACGGCGCACCCAACCTTTCTTCCATTTGTGTGCGGTACAAAAAGCCCATGTGTTCAGCAATATGCGCTTGCAGCGAACCCATAATCTGCTGCGCCATTGGGTTCTGTCCAATCCCTTGCATGATCATTGGGTCTTGCATAAACGCCTGGTGCGTCGTCAAATGCGCTTGATGATCTTGGTAAATAAACGCTTTCATAGGCTTGCCCATGAGTGCGCCCATGTTCTCCGACACAGGATCGCGCGGCTTTTGATCCTCATCCGTCGGGATCAGTTTGTCAGCGTTCTTTAATCCAAGCGTCTCAATCATCTGCCGATGCAAATACGGCAAGTTGTACAACTGCGGGGCTGCCTGCGCCAACTGAAACGCCGCCTGATATTGCACAACCCTTTGAGCCATCGTGCTGGCGTTGGGATCGCTTACAGGAATAACTTCAACCATTGCATAGTCTTCACTACGCGCCCGGCGATCTACGCCTTCGGGGATATAGTCATACGGCTCATCCGCATACTCGGCAATGATTTCTTTTAGAAGTTTGAACTCCTGCTTCATTGCAAAGTGAACTCGAGCCTGCACCGCGGCCATGGGCTTCAACGTTCTTTCCAACAACGCCAGCGTCGTACCCACCGGAGCCTGCGCTGACATATCACTGATATTCATGTCAGATATCGCACCCAGCCTGCGGCCTTCCTGGGTGATTCGCTCAAGCAGTGCAGCCAATACCTGACTTGGCTCTTTGTACGGCAGCGTCATGATGTTGTCGCGTACCGTCCCAGACGGAACATCTACATCTCTAAACTCACCCGGTGCGATCGGGGTGTCGTCGCCTTTAATCCGAAGACCCCTAGACTTCAAACCACCAGGAAGGTTGCTCAGCGTTCCCGCATCGACCAACTGCCGAATGATGGAAGTCCCTGCCCGAGCGTATCCACCAATGATGTGAATCAGTCCAAGTCCATAGAAACCAAAGCCAGGCACATAAACATAATGAACAAAATGCTGGCGCGGACGATGCAGCTCATCGTTGGGATTCCAATTGCGCCGAATGGCCAGAACCTTGGATGTCCCCTTGTCAATCGTAATGACATACGGCTTAGGCAGCTCATCTTCATCATCGACCCCAGGCATGCATCTTTCAACACAGATCTCGCATAGCGCGTATCTATCGTCACTCGTTAACGTATAGCCATTCTCTTCTGCTTTGGCTTTTTCAATGTCTGTAAAAAATGCCAGCGGTTCGCCAAGGTCCACCTGCTTATAGAATCCCTTGGCCATCAAAAGATCAATATCATTCTTGGTGCGCCGCATGATGTGCGTCACACGCTCGGCCGTATCCAAGTGAGATGTCCCATAAGGAACGATCACATCTTCTGCAGGTATATACATAGATACCTGCCGGCCCAGCCTTGGATCTACATACACCTTCTTAAACGCAGACCCCGCTAGACCCAAGCTGTAAAGCATCCTTTCATGTTCGCTACGGTATTCAACCATCCTTTCAGTCAACTGATAATTCATATCCGCACGAACCCGATCCGCCGCTTTTTCTTTCTCCTTGGTCACATCGCCCAGGATCTTGGTCTTGACCGGGCCTGCCGCGGGAAACGTCTCACTCATCGTTTCAGCTTGGAACCGAATCACGGCTTCAGCCAACAACGTAGAAAACACTCCGCACGCATCATCCCAAGGTTCAGTACGCTCTTCGTACTTGAATCCCAAAACCTGTAAACCCTTAACGTACGTATCCGCCCATTCTTTCCGGGCCGAGATATCGCTATCAATCAGCTCCAACAGTTCACTGGCCAAACTGGCCAGCTCACCTTCTTCCATCGTTTCGGCCAGGTTTTCATCAAACCCGCCATCTTCAACATCTGGAATCAGCGTGATTTCCATACCTCCGGCGTCAATCGTGACTGCCTCGGGGTTTAATACCTCAATTTCAATCGGCGCGCCTTGGTCCTCTAAACCTTCAGGCGCCTCATACAGTCCCTTGGCAATCGAATTGGTAGCCATGTCAATTCCTAGTAATAAGCCCGTTTTTTACGAAACGCTCTCGGTTCGTCCGGTTCGTCTGTCGCCAACCGAACAAAACCGCCCTGGCGGAATCGTATCAGTGCTTGCGTAGTACTGTCACACAGGTCGTCGTGTGCTCCGTTTGGGAAAGACGCCATCTCTTCCACAACTTCATCCGCCCACCGCGTCGCCGGACGCCAGACCTTCCCGCTTCTAAACAGATCCGATACCGAATGCATCCTGACAAACTTGTCGTTCCCGCGGTGCGGTGAATACTCCGATATCGTCAATCCCATCTTTCTCAATTCAAAGATCAACGGATTCCCGGCCGCTTTTGCTTCCACAATACAAGCATCCGGCGTCCATTCGTTGTACATCTGATGCGCCTTCTCCTTCAGCTCAGGAAACTCCATCCGCTTCTTAAACGCATCTAGCAAAATAATATTGGCGTCTGCCTTGTCTTCATCTTTGTAAAACACACCCCAGGTCGTACACGCCGAATAGTCACTTCTCTCATTCTTAGTAAAAGCTGTGTCCCAACTCTGGATAATAAAATCCGTAGGCGGCGGATCGTCCTTCTCCCAACTCTGCCACCACTCCCGCTTTACAACAGCTCCTTCTTCCGCAGTCGGACTTTGTTGATACTGCGCATTCCACTTGGCCGGTGGCAACTCATCTCGTAGAGCCTCCAACTCCTTCAACGACCAAAATTCCGGCCACAACTGATTCCCACTAGGCAGAATCGCTGGAAGCTCTATCACCTCCCACTCATCCGTCCTATCCAACTGCGCCGCCCGGTCAATCACCCGGCCCGTCAAATCCCGCGCACCCCACCTCGTCATCACAATGACAATAGCCGCACCAGGCTGCAACCTCTGACGTGGACCCGACTCATACCACTCAAACACCCGATCAAAAACTTCCGGGTTAGTACTCGCTAACACAGCCTCCTGCTCCGAATGCGGATCGTCCACAATAAAC